TTCGTCGAGTTCCCAACTTGCGTTGTGAACATCCCACTTTGTCCCCCAAAGCTCAACTGCTTTATTATACTCCCAGTCCCCAAGCGGGCAAAGTGCTTCTAGGAGTTTGTCTTCTTTCAAAGCCCGTACAATAAGATCTAGCTTGTCTTTACGTCCAGAGATTACTGCGCTGTTCATACACCAGTTTGGCATTTTAGTTTCCTTTTCCATTAATAGAACGATCTTCTAGTTTGTTAATGTTATGCTTCATCAGTCGATTCAGAGTGTAACCTCGACTGCGGGCAATCATAGTTACATACCACAGCACATCAGAAAGCTCATCGAAGATTTCATCGCTATGCCGATATCCCTTGCGTGTCTCCTTAACTCGCTCAGACATTACTTCACCCACCTCCGCAGCAAGACCTGTGAAAAGAGTCTCGCTTGTAGTACCTTCCTCAAGGAAAGATTCAGCTTGAAGTTCATATTTCTTAACTCGCATAGTAGGCTCCTTCAGGTAAGTTAAAAGCCGCAACAATGTCTTTGAATTGCTGGCTAGATAGCATAATCATTTGAACACCGTCTGACTCATCGATCTGACGAATGTAGATGTCATCATCATACAAAATTACTTCAACATCATCGTGCTTTCCCTTCCCATCTAGAGTAGTTATAGTGATACCTTCACCACGATCTGTATCAAATTCAACAGTAAACATTTTATTCCTTTACTTTCCAGTAAACCCAAGCACGAGCACAGTGACCTGAACCAAGCAAGATGTCAATTAAAAACACTAAGTTAAACTTATTGTTGCGCTTGCTTTCCCAATTTCTAGCGGAAAAGGTTTGGTTTAATTCCCCTCCTAGTGAAAAATTCAACAACATAGACAAGTTGATAGCAAGTTTTCTTAGACGCTTAAACATCTTTGTTTTCCTTTAAGTTATCTCGAACTCCACAACGATAACCCTCTTCGTAGCCCTCTTCACGAGCGTCCTCTACCTCTTCTTCAGCGTCGTTGAATCCCCTGTCGTAACCCTCTTCTTCTCCCTTTTCGTAGCCATTGTTATAGCCCTCATCATACATCAACTCTGCTTCTGAAGTATACTCTGACATAGCTTCCTCCACACAGTTCTCTTCAAGGTCTTCTAGTAGTGCCACAAGATCCAGATCAAGTTCTAAGGTATCGTGGCCTTTAACTTCTCTATAAAAACGATCAAACATTGTACGAATAGTTTCTTCTACTGAGTAAGTAACTGACATCTCTTATTCCTCTGAAATTGTTTCAAGAAAGATTACCTCAAGAAAGTGGCAAACTTTTTCTGCATTTACTTCTTTACCGTCTCGATAAAAGCCTTCTAGCTCCATATCAACACCAACACACATCTCCCCGTATTCTTCTAAAAGGAACCCTGCAAGATCCTCGTCATTTGCTGCACTTGTGCACAGAACCATTTCTGCACCATACTCTGTCTCAAACCAGCCAGAGATCTCGCTGTCTTTTTCAGCAAGAAGTGCTTTATATTCTGCTTCTAGTTTCTCTAGTCTAGCTTCCGCAGACCATGCTCGTAAGGCCCACTCTTCTTTACTTGCTACGTCTATTCTGTAGTCACTCATAGTCTTTCACCCCATGTTTCTCAATGTCTTTCAACACAGTTTCAAGCATCCACTTGATGTCTTCTTCGAAGAGACCTTGTACCCTTACGGGTTCTACAGTGTAGCCATTGCCTTCGTAGACCTCATGGACCGCATACCAGACCTCATCATCAGGTTCTGTGTGCCGCATTAGTTGATAGTGCCAAGTCATTCTGTTTCTCCCACTGTTGTTGTAGTTTATCTAAGGTCACAGACGAGATAATTACTTCGTAACCCGCCAGAGGGCCCGCTAAAATCAAGGCCGTCCCGTACTCACTGTGGCGTGAGTTTTCTTCAGTTAAAACAATGTCAAGATCAACCTCGGCCTCAAACCCTTCAATCGTTGTGTAAACCCGCTTGTCCATACCATTTTCCTTCTGTGTTATAGTAACGCTGGTAGATATTCTCTAACCCAGCCTTGTCAGGATGTTTCCGAACCCACATACCAGTTGCAGGTTCAAAATGTTTTTTAAAGAAGTTATCCAGCTTACGATTACCTGTTGCTATAGCAGTGTCAACAAGGTAAGACAACTTATCATACTCTGCATCAGACAGTATGCTATGATTTTTATATTCATAAGCATAAGCAGCGACAGAGAGCCTTGTTCGTAGCCTAATCTGATCGATCTTAGGCGACATAGTAACGATCTTCTAGACAAGTCCAAGATTCACTGAGCAAAGCTTCGGTGTAACTTACCTCTTTAAACTCACCCAAGAGTTCACCTTTTTTGTTAAAATGGTTATAAACAAGACAAGCCTGTAATGCTAAAGAACGGGGTGTGCGAGGGTTTAACCGAAGAAAACTCTCTTGATCTTTGACATAGCCTGAGTCTAAGACATGCTCTACAAAGTCATTGTAGTCCATCATAACGATAGGTTCAATAAAGCCTTGGTAGTAGCCCGTCCCAATCTTAGGGGCATACTTTAGCTTACCCATTGCCCGCAAGGTGTCTAGGTGGCGATACAGTTTTGCAGCAAGGTGAATCTGCCAAGGGTTGTCGAAAGAGAAGATGATGTGGTTGTTGATAAGCTTAGTCATACGTATTTCTCCAAATATTTAATTGCTGATTTGAGTACAGTTATATCTTCTTTTAACTGACCAAATGTTTGTATTTATGTGGATTTATCATCAATGCACCTGAAAGTAGTCTGAGCCGACGTTGCAATCGCCGCAGTCCATAATAGTAATACCATACTGTTTAGGTGCCTCTCGGAAACATTCCATAATAATTTCCCGTGCTTGTTCTGTTTGATCTTCTCGAACTTCTACTGAATGTTCATCGTGGTAGAACAGTAGGTGTTTAAAATCAATGTTTGCTTCCTTTAGCTTTTGATCGATCATTACCACAGTAGCTTTCATTACTACAGCCTCTGCACCCTGAATCAAGTAGTTGAGTGCTTTATGTTGGCTGTCTGTAAAGATTGGCCTGTCGTCTAGGCCAGGGATATACCCCTGTTGTTCCGCTATGTGCTGAACTTTTGAGATTAGCTTTTTAAGCTCAGGGAAAGCGTTAGTGAACTTGTTCTTTAGCTTTGTTCCTTCTTTCTCAGAGACATTAAGAATAGAACCAAGCTTTTTACCACCTGCACCGTAGAGGTAAGCAAAAATAAAGGGCTTGGCTAAAGCTCTAGAACAACCTAGTACGTCGGCGTTTTTCTGATGGATGTCACCCTCAAGAACCTCTCTAGTGTAGTCAGGGTCTTTCATAAAGTGTGCAAGAAGCCTAAGCTGACAACCTGCAGAGTCAGCGCTAACAATCTTGTAACCTGGTTTTGTTACAAACAACTTACGAATTTCAGGCCCAAGAGTTGCTTTGCCACTTGGCAAGTTAGCAATGATCTTGTGAGTTTGTCTAAAGGTAGGTGTACCTACGTTAAACACATCACCATGAATACGCCCCTTCTTGTCAACATACTCAAACCAACCTTTCATAATAGAGTGACGAGACCTCAAAGTATAGTACTCCATCAGAGCCTGGCCTACATCTCCAAGTCCTTCCAAGGAACTGTCTGAGAGCTTTGGCGAGACTTTGATGAACTGTCCGTTAATCTTTTTCCAGTTCCACTCGTCCGGTTTCCATCCAAGACTATCAAGATACCTCTTAACAGTATCAGTGTTGCCGATATCGCCAGTAATAAACTCAATTCTGTTAAACTCTCCCCAGACAGGGCAAGTATCAACAGTGACGCCATCATCAAGCTGAAACCAATTACGCATCCATGCAAGCGGTTTTCCAACCTTTGTAAACTTAGGTGATTTCGGGTCATTGTCTACTTTCTTTACTCTTGCAAGTAACTTAGGGTTAATGAAGTTCTCAATGTCCTTCATTTTATACTCTACGTGTTGAACTAACGCCTTTGCTGCTGCTAAGTCAAACTGCCAGCCACCCTGACATTGTTCAACCATGATACGGTCCATCTCCATTTCTAAGCGAAGTGCTTTTAAGATCTTCTTGGAACCAGCTGCAGCAGCATACTTTTTTGTTTCTTCAATGAGATACTTGTAAACACGAGTACCTAGCCGCACGTCCTGTTTCATGTACTCAAACATATCTTCGTTAAATTCTTCCCAACCGCCAGTGTAGTCTCCTTTTTGATCCCCAAAGAAGTTTCCCCAAAGCTTTAAGCTGTGGCCAAAGCCAAAGCGACGGTAGTTAAGGACTTGAGACATTACCTTGGTACACTGGACTACTGCCTTTGGTTCCCAAGGTTTATTGTAGTACTTCTTAGAGAGAATGTTTAGCGCTGGGATGTCATACCCCAACGCATTATGTGCTACAATAACTTCTGCTCTGTCTAACAGAACAAGGAACTCTGCAAGCTCATGATCCCTAAACCAATACTCTTGCCCTGTGTCTACATCGATAGCCCCTGCACAGTGGAATTTAGATACTGTTGGTAAGAGGCCGTTAGCCTCAATGTCAATTACAAGTTTCATAAGTTTCTCCTAGATTACTTGTTAGTTTCTGTTTACTCAGTTAAGTTTCGCATTTCTTTTGCCATGTTAAACAACAAGTAGGTGAGTTGTTCTGAGTACTCATCAGAGATAGCTCCTTCGAAAAACATTGAAGCCCAGTGTTCAAGTGACTCTGCAAGGTGAGTGTAGTCTTTACCCTCCATGTCAAAGGTTACGTTGTTAAGCTCTTCAAACGTTACGTTGTTGTTGTTCATCGTTGATCTCCACTTCTGCTTCTTTGTAAAACTCATAAGATTTGTAGGCTTGAAAAATAGCCGCTCGTCTAGGCATGTCATCAAACCGTTCGTACATTCTTGCCATACGTCGAATGTAGGCTAGCTCAACTTTCTTTAGCATTTGTATTTCCTTTAATCTCTAACAACTCTTGAACGGTTAGCTCACGAGTAACCTCGTAAACTTCTATATCTCTTATGGGGAAGATAAAGTGCATATAATCAGTAGCCCAAAGTGCTTCCCCAAGCTCTTCCTTGCTGTCACAGTAGTGAATATTCCAACCATCGTAGCCGTCATCTTTAAGTATAAGGTATTTAACTCTCACTAACTCGTTCTCCTTAAACGCATCAATATCTTCTTGGCTAATCATACTAGATCTCCATTCACAAAATCAGGCCATACTTCTTCTCGACCACCTACGTCAGTGTAATCTTCCTCGTCATAAGAGCCTAGTAGTTCGCAACCCGCTCTCCAATCTTGGAATTGGAGCTTTGCTATACGCTCCAGCAGTGCTTCCCTTATCATCTCCGGCGTAACATCTTTTGCATCGCAGTCAGTTGATCCTTTGACTGAAAACACAATATCGTAATCATGAGTATAAGTAGTCATCGTTGATATATCCTTTTTCGTCTGATTCTACTCTGTATTGTACTTCTTGGAATTCCAGTAACTTCAGATGCCTCACCCCCTAGGTGTTTCGGGATTATATGGTGTCTGCCCATTTGCTTCCCTTTCCAAGTAATCTTTTAAATACTCTGAATACCAAATTATCTTTCCAAGTTCTTGTGTCTCCGAATCCTTCGACCCTAGACGGCACAGATACTTCCAGATCTGGCCCTTGAGATGCGCCTTAACCCCCTCACTGCCAAGTATATGCTCCATCATCTGCATATACTCATATCCTGGCAATATGTCTTTATAATGCTTTGGGTTGATAATCTGATCTTGAGTACACTTATCCATTGCAGCGAAGTCCCCGTGGAAGTCTGGTGCTGCCTTATCCCCACCAAACACCTTACCCATTAAGGCAGGTATTTCATCACGGAAGCTGTCTTCTTTAGCAAGGTACTCCATATAGCCAAAGTTACCTGTTTCTGGTTCAACAATCTTCATACCATCTTCCTCTTGCTGCATAAGTTCATTCATAATACGACGCTCCACTCGGTTGTAGTTGTTTAGCATTAGCCAGTCCGCCCATTGTTTAATTGATTCTCTTGATTTCAGATACTCTGCCTTCTTACCTGCAACAGCATAGATCATAGAGCCTGGGGGTAAACTACTCCACATGTCTATTGCACCCTGAAAACTATCTGTTATAAGAGTTACTTCTCCTGTCTTGTCAAAAACCTTATATGTTGGCGTCATTG